GATCAACTTGCTATGGGTTAATCATAGCCCTCTCTAGCATGAATCAATATCCACCAATATTTCATCTTTTAAAGGAAGTGGAACGTATGAAAGCAACAATTAGTAGCCCTTTGAATAGGTTCGCTACTAGAACCAACACGCCACAGAAGGTGATCGCTTATGCAGCAAAATTAGGGCGCTCAACGATCAACAACTATTTTCATGGAACTCCCATTAGAGCAAATGAGGCTACTGACATTGCCAATTCGATGAATGACAGCGAACTAAGCTATGAAATGGCCAACTTGTTTCTAGGAATTCCGAAGCTGTTTAGCGGTGATGGAATATACCACGATCTAAGGGGGCTTTTATTCACCGATAAACGAGAAGAAGACGAAGAGAAGGCTGCTTTCATCAAGCACGACATTGAGGGTCTTGCTAACGATCCCAGCTTTACACGCGATGACGCTAAAAACTTGAAAGCATACGCATTCGAGAAACTTGATAGCACAGTCGCAGATCTAACCGAATTAAATGCTATTTGCGAAATGCTAGGCATCTCAATCATGGATCTTTTCAGCGAAAGGCTCCCGCATTACCAGAAACTTCATTATATGAGGAAGGATGAGCAGGCATGGAACAAGGATTCACACTGATCGATCCTAGTAAGCCGCAAAGGACACGCAAGCCCTTTAAGCCCAAAGTTTATTGGACGCCAAAAGATGTCATGGCACACTATCAGGTTTCTGCCGCGACAGTGAGCCGTTGGAAGAAGCGTGGTGCTCCATTCGTTGGGCCAGGTAAAACACAGCGAGTTGAGCCTGAGAAGATGGAGCGTTGGTTTGCACGACAATAGGAGGGCTAACAAATGTTAGAAGCGATCATGTCAGTGCTGTTCGACCCAACATCAGCCTTTTGGAAGTATCTGCTTGTAGCTCTGGCTGGCATCATGATCGGCGCCACAGCAGTAGGAGGCTGGAAACAATGGACACGTTAGGAGGAAGAACTATGCGTGATACGAAGGCATATTGGCAAGACATTCATGATCAAGCCGAGAACGTGATTTACAAGAGCCACGGAGATAGCGGTTGGCTTTGGATGTTCGAACTTAGTCAACGGATGCTCAACAAATGCGCACAAAAAAATCCCGTAGCGCCAACTACGGGAAGCAAAAATCTAAGCAAAATTATTTTCACTCCTAGTTTATCACGGAAGGCGGCGAAGTGAAATGGATATAAAAAAAGTCCGCACTGATTGGAAGGGTGATCCGATTTACTCAGGCGATGAAATCATCGCGAACGTTGGCCCAGAAGGCGACACGATCAAAGATGATCCTGCCGAAATTCGAAAGTATATTTTGCACGAACTCAGCGGTGTAGCGATTGCCGCCGACTACTAGGAGGAATTTGAACATGGCTAATGAAATTGTAGCAAGCGTGAACAACCGTATCACTCAAATGCAGAAGAATGAGGGCTTGAAGCTTCCGGCCAATTATAGTCCCAGTAATGCCCTGAACTCGGCTTGGCTAACACTATCTGATAATAGCAAGGGCCCGTCGCTTTTAGACAAAACAAGCCCACAATCACAGGCAAAGGCGTTGCTCAATATGGTTATTCAGGGTTTAAGCCCTGCGAAGAACCAGGTCTATTTCATTCCTTATGGCAAAGACTTAACACTGATGCGCTCATATTTCGGAAGCTTAGCAATCTTGAAAAGGCTTGACAACGTCAAAGACGTTTGGGCTGAAGTTGTTCGAGAAGGCGACAACTTTCAAATTGGTTCTGATAGGGGACGCACGGTTGTGAAAGTCTTCGAGCCACGCATTGAAAACCAAGATAATCCAATTGCCGGTGCTTTTGCGGTGATTGTTGACAACAACGGCACCGAGAATTTCACCATCATGACAAAAAAACAGATTGATCAAAGCTGGAGCCATGCGAAGACCAAGAAGGTACAACAAGAATTCCCTGAAGAAATGGCTAAACGCACGGTGCTTAATCGTGCTGCCAAGTTTTTCATCAACTCCAGCTCAGACAATGATCTGTTGCTTGGAGCCGTAAACGACACCACCGCTGATGAATACGATAACTCGGAGCCGAGAGATGTAACACCTAACTTTGATGATTTGATTGATAGCAAACCGAAGGAGGATAAAAAGCATGTTGCAGATGCCGACCAGGACGAACCAAGAGAGCCAGAACAAGCAGAACGATCTGAACATCAACCAGTCACAGACAAAGAAGTCGCAAATCTCTTCCAAGGCCAAGCTAACAAGTAGGAACTACTACAGCAATCGCATGGATTGGCAGTACGAGTCACCGACGTGGTTCAAAAAGTTCATGGCTTGCGAGGCTGAAGCACTGGCTGAAATGAAAGGCGAATGGAAACCTAAGCGAGACCCAACGGCCTTACTTGTCGGTAACTATCTTCATAGCTACTTTCAAAGCCGTTATGCTCACAGAAAATTCAAAGCACAGCATCCAGAGATCATCTCAACACGTGGTGCCACAAAAGGCCAGCTTAAGAAGGAATACCAAATGGCTGATGCCATGATTAAAACGCTCCGAACGGACCCGATGTTCAAAGAGTTCTATCAGGGAAAGAAGGAAGTCATTGTACGTGGTGAGATTGGTGGTGTGATGTGGAAAGGCAAACTTGATTGTCTTCCAACAAATCACAAATACTTTGCCGATCTAAAGACGACCATGGACATCAACAAGCGCTTCTATTTGCCTGATGAACGGCGTTACGGCTCATTTATTGAAGCTTATAACTATTCGCTCCAGATGGCCGTTTACCAAGAGCTAGTCCGACAGCAGTACGGGGTGCAGGCGGTGCCGGTGATTATCGCAGTTTCGAAGCAAGATCCACCTGATAAGGCTGCTGTCTCAATTCCGCAAGACTTGCTCGATTATTGGTTGGAAAAGGTGAAGGAACTTCAGCCACGGATTGAAGCAGTTAAAAACGGACAGGAAAAACCCCATCGATGTGAGCACTGCGAATACTGTCGTGCTACCAAGCATCTCCAACAGATCATTAGTCTTTACGATCTTATTGAATAGGAGATGATCGCTTGGCATTGAAAAGAAAATGGTATGAGTCAGTTCTCGAATTAGGAGTAAGGCGAGACTTGGAGAAAAACGCAAGGGTTGCAAGGCTGTCTTCCCCATACAGAGAACGATTTATTAGTTTTGCCGCGAGGCAGAGGGTTACGTTTGAAAACGATTTGAACGCCGAATGGCAAGAATTTTATGAGCAGTTTGTAGCTAAACGTCTTTATAACATCAACGTGAAGATGTGGAAACAAGTTCGAAAAAAGGTTTTTAAACGCGATGCTTATACGTGCGTTTATTGTGGCCGGGTAGGTGGAAAACTTGAGGTAGATCATATTGTTCCAATCTCTCGCGGTGGAACAAATGAAATGTCTAATCTTGCAACCGCGTGCCGGCGTTGCAATCGTCAAAAGAGAGATAAGTCAGTAAAAGCGTTTATCGAATGGAGGAAAAGACATGAATAGTTATTTCCCCCACGACAGCAATGCCCGCAATGATGCCAAGCTTCTGAAGGTTCGTATGAAATATGGAGCTGATGGGTATGGCGTGTACTTTATGCTTTTAGAACGTCTGCGAGACGACAGCGAATACAAGAGTGTCAAAGATTACAACATGATAGCCTTTGACCTTCGTGTGGACGCATCCTTAATCAAGGACATCGTTGAGAACTTTGGGTTATTTGCCTTCACCGATGACGGTGAGTGCTTCTACTCCGAATCATTCAATAAACGAATGTCGATCAAAGACGAAGTTTCGAATAAGCGAGCCGCTGCTGGGAAAAAAGGGGCAGCTAAGCGGTGGAATGGCAAAGCTATGGCAAAGCAATCAAGTGAGAATAGCAAAGATATAGCAAAGCCATCAGAAGATGATGGCAATAAAAGTAAAGTAAAGGAAAGTAAAGTAAATAAAACTAAACGACAACAGACTACTGCTCCAGTAAAGGCAGCAGAGAGGCCTGTTGAAGAATCATCGTCGTCATCATCAATTCTTGATATTTGCAATTTCTGGGAAGGTAACGGGTTTGGACAACTATCACCGTTCACCAGAGAAAGCCTTGTTGATTGGGTTGATGACATGCGAAAAGCAGGATCGTCTGAACCTGAAAATCTAGTTCTAAATGCGCTGCGGACTGCGGTTGAAAGCAATGTCAGAAACTACAAGTACGTCAACGGCATCTTGAAAAACTGGGAGAGCAAGCGTCTTCTCACGGTTACTGCTGTCGAAGCAAACGATAGTGAACGCAAAACGAATCAACCTGAGCGGCGTTACGGCAAGCCGGAGCGCGTTGATAAAGAACCTGATTGGTTAAAGCCCGGATATCAGGAACCAAAGCATGAAGTGACACCCGAACAGCGTGCCAAGCTGGCTGAACAACTTGAAAAGCTCAATAAACTCGGCGAAAAGAATTAGGAGGAAGCATATTGCTAAACAGTGTCTCACTAACAGGCCGACTGACAAGAGATGTTGACTTGCGCTACACACAAAGCGGCACGGCGGTAGGATCATTCACACTGGCAGTTGATCGCAAATTCAAGAGCAAAAACGGAGAACGAGAAACTGATTTCGTAAATTGCCAGATCTGGCGCAAGTCGGCTGAGAACTTTGCAAACTTCACCAAAAAAGGATCCCTGGTTGGTGTTGAAGGCCATATCCAAACGCGCACGTACGATAACGCGCAAGGGCAGAAAGTATTCGTGACCGAGGTAATCGTTGATAATTTTGCTTTGCTTGAGTCACGACAGGCGTCTCAGAACAGCCCTAAATCACAGCAAACGGCCAATACATCAGCAACAGAGACCACAAACGCGAGTCAAACGACTCCAAATGCTTCACGAGCGAATACCACGGATCCGTTTGCTAATAATGGCAAGCCGCTCGATATTTCCGATGATGATTTGCCATTTTAAGCAGGAGGGAAAAGCATGACACAAGTAACAGTGCGTTTATACAAACAGGGAGACAAAGTGTGGCGAGATTTCAAAGCTGAATTGCTTAAGCGCTACGAAAATTCAGCAATGCTAGACATTTCTGAAAGCAAAGCATTCTCAAAAATCGAAAAGCAAGAGTTCAACAACCGGATCGTTGTATCAAAGAAAGCGATTGTCGATAAACGTGCGGTAGCCGGTGTTGATGACAGCGACATTTTGAAGACTTCAGTAAGCAACGGCATTAAAAAGATTTCAAAAAAGCGAAAAGAAGCCCGTGCCAAATACGCACGTGGAATTGCAGAAGCGGCCTCACAATGCGACACACTGATTGACGTTGCGAAACGGATTGGGAAGTCAACAACGTTCGTGAAGCGAGTGGCAAGTGAGTTTGAGATCAAGTTGCCAAGCCGTAACAACGGCCATGAAGAGATTGCGAGTCGTTAGCTATGGTTATCCGCAAGAGAAGCAGAGGAAAATACAACGCACAGCCAGTCGTAATTGATGGCATTCGATTCGCAAGCAAAGCAGAGGGTGCCTATTACATGCTGATACGCAACAAACCACAGAAGATCACGATGCAAGAGCCGTTTGAGATTCTGTCTGCCTTCAAAATCAATGGAAAACGATACTCGGCAAGAAAATACAAGCCTGATTTCTGTTTTTATGACGGTGAAAAGCTTGCAAAGGTTGTTGACGTTAAAGGCGGAAACGCTACATTGACCACCGATGCTAGGCTTCGAATGATTCTGTTCATGATCAGGTACAAGATACCGGTCACGATTGCTAGATATGACTATCACACAGGACTATTCACGGAAGAGCAGCTTTAGGAGGCGAGAAAATGACGACCAAATTCACAGCAGATGTCGTTCACAAACTGTTAGGCGTTCGTGAGGCACAGCAGGCGCCAGCAGCATTGATGAAGATTGTCATGGATCAGCAAAAGCGTAACGAGCTTTTTAAGCAATTCCTAGATGTCAGCACAGACGTATCGCATGACTGGTTCTCAGAATATTTCATGAGCGTTCAAGCTGACCGCAAAGACAAGAAACAAGACTTCACCCCTGAAAGCATCAGCAAGCTCGTGAACATGCTCGTTGGATCGAACGACAGTAGCGAGTATTACGAGGTCGCGGCTGGGACTGGCTCAATGATGATTCAACGATGGCAACAAGACCGTTTGAAGCACAAGCCGTGGGACTATCGGCCAAGCATGTATTTTTATCACCTTGAAGAGCTTGGCGATAGTACGTTGCCGTTTCTGATATTCAATTGTGCCATTCGCGGCATGAACGCAACAATTGTTCATGGTGACAGTCTGACACGTGCTGCTAGACAAGTATATTTCATTCAAAACGATGAAGACGACTATTTGCATTTCAGCACAGTGAATGTGATGCCACACAGCAAAGACGTTGAGCAAGAATTTGATATTCGACAATGGCTAGAGCCTGAACAAAATCACATTGAATCAACAGAGATACCCGCAAGATACAACGAAGTCATTCAGGAATTAGAAGCGGGAAAGGAGGCCGACCAATGAAAACAGAAGACAACACGTTCGATGACATCTACGTCAGCAAAGACACTGGCAAGGTTGTAGGAGTCATGCTTGATGGACGCGACTACAAGCTCGTTCCCATCAGTAAGACCAATGAGCCAATATCCTATGAACGAGCAAAAGCTTTCTACCGAGCTACTGTGATAGGAAACGGGCCGGGAGCCATTGCATACGCACTAGACATTCTGCATTTCATTTACGGGAAAGAGGACGAAATTGAGCGAAGAAAAACTGTACGCGGTGAAGAACGATGAAGGCAAGTGGCTTTGCATTGAGGCCAACGGTTGCCATTATTGGAGCCGCGATGACGGCGACTTTTTCGACCAACATGACGCTGACATACTTGCCCATGTGTATGGTGGTCACGTGGTCGAGCTGATCGAGAAGCCGAATCCAGAGGTGGTCAGCAAGGAGGAAGCCAAAATACTAGACAGGGCTATGACGGACAGCTATCCGGCAAATTATATCAGCATGAACGCTCATCCTGATCCTGGAGCTAACGGCACGTCTTATGAAGAACTCCGCCTAATGCGTGCCCTCGTCAATGGCTACACCGTGGCAAAGGAAAAACGGTATTTGCTCCAAATGGAAGGCTTTGGGGAGCACCAAGGATATTCCTATATGGAAGATGGAATCTGGTATATCAACACTGCCCCAAGTCAAGATTATGCTGTTAAACACGGCTACACGGTCACTAAAGACGAGTACGATTCTGCCCC